CACCATCCGCTACCTCTACCACTCAGAGGGCGTGACCATGTTCTATCTGGACCACCTTACCGCTCTGGCCTCTTCGGCTGACGACGAGCGTAAGGAGCTTGAGTTGATCATGGGCAAGCTTGGCGGGCTGGTGAAAGAACTGAACATCTGGGTCTGCATTGTGTCTCACCTTGCTACGCCTGATGGTAAACCACACGAGGAAGGCGGTCGGGTTATGATCCGCCATTTCAAGGGGAGCCGATCTATCGGCTTCTGGTGTCACCACATGTTTGGTCTGGAACGCAACCAGCAATCAGACGACGAAGAGGACAGGCAGACGACAGTCTTCCGCGTCCTAAAAGACAGGGTCACAGGTCAGTCAACTGGCAAGACCTTTGAGCTTGGGTACGACCACGTCGCGGGTCGGCTCTTTGACAAACAGGAGAACGGCTTCGGACCTGACGAGGGTGCAAGCATGTTCTGATTAATGCGAGGACGCATCAGTGAGACTAGCTTTCGACATCGAGACGGACGGACTTCTCGACACAATGACTGTCATACACTCACTGGTGATGATCGACGTTGAAACCGGGCGTGGTTGGTCTTGCACTGACCACCCCGGATACACCTCACCAAACGGCTATGAGGTTCTCTCCATCAAGCTTGGGCTGGAGGTACTGCTAGAAGCTGATGAGATGATCGGACACAACATCATCAAGTTCGACATCCCCGGTATCCAGATCGTACACCCATGGTTCAAGCCGAGGCGTGAACAGGTAACTGATACGCTCATCAACTCCCGCCTGATCTGGCCTGAGATGCTGGACGTGGATTATGAAAACAGCCGCAAGGTTAAGGACTACCCCGTGCAGGGAAGGCTGATGGGAAGCCACGGTCTTGAAGCTTGGGGTATGCGGCTTGGTGAGTGGAAGGGTGACTACTCGAAGGACATGAAGGCTAAGGGCCTCGACCCGTGGAAGACATGGAATGTCGAGATGCAAGAGTACTGCGAACAGGACGTGGCAGTAACGCTCAAGCTACTCGCCCTGCAAGAAAGCAAAGGCTATTCGTCACGGGCCATAACGATTGAGAGAGACTTTGCGTGGGTCATTGCAGAGATGGAACGCAACGGCTTCCCCTTCGATCTGGTCAAGGCGTCCAAGCTCCAGCACGGTCTGATGCGTCGTTTGGCAGAGCTTCATGCAGAACTGCAAGCTGCCTTCACCCCGATCACTGACACATGGACGTTCATTCCTAAGGCAAACAACAGCAAGCTTGGCTACGTCAAAGGCCAGCCTATGCAGAAGTCTAAGGAGATCATCTTCAACCCCGGATCACGCGATCACATCGCCCGGTGGCTGAAGGAGAAGTATGGCTGGAAGCCCTCGGACTACACCGATGGCGGTAAGCCTGTGGTGGACGAGAAGACCCTGAAGAAGCTGCCGTACCCTGAGGCTAAGTTGCTGGCTGAGTACTTCCTTCTCGATAAGCGTTTGGGAATGCTCGAAGGCAAGGGCGGTAATGGGTTGATCCCAGCCGCTAAGAAGGGGGCAGGGCGCATCCACGGCTCCGTTACAACCAACGGTGCTGTGACCCGTCGCTGCACACATAGCAGCCCAAACATGGCGCAAATCCCAGCGGTCAACGTGCCGTATGGGAAAGAGTTCAGGGAACTGCTCCATGCTCCTGACGGGTATAGCCTGCTTGGTTGGGACGCATCCGGCTTGGAGCTACGCTGCTTCGCCCACTACATGCACCGCTACGACGGTGGCCTGTACACCAAGACGGTACTTGGCGGTGACATCCACTGGAAGCACACCATCGCTCTTGGTCTGGCGGAAGAGGGTGAGACCTTCGATGTCCACAACGAGAAGCACAACTTCGGACGTAACAAAGTCGCCAAGCGATTCATCTATGCCTACCTCTACGGCGCAGGCCCAGAGACCATTGGAGAGATCATGCTCCCTACTGGCTCTGTCGATGCCAAGAAGAAGGCAGGACGCAAGCTGATCCACGAGTTCCTAAGCAGAACACCAGCACTGAAGCGTCTGAAGGATGATCTGAAGAAGGCGGTCGAGAAGCGGAAAATGAACGTCATGGGTATAGACGGTGGTCTTCTCAAGGTCAGGTCTGAACACTCAGCCTTAAACACACTGCTTCAATCGGCAGGGGCCATCGCAGTCAAGCTGGCTACCATCATGTTCTACGATAAGCTCGTCTCGCAAGGTCTTGTTTCTGGTAGGGATTTCGCTCTGGTGGCCCACGTCCACGATGAAGTGCAGACCATAGTTAAGAAAGGGCTGGAAGACATTGTCGGAAACGCAGCAGTTACCGCCATGCGTGAGGCAGGTGAAGCCCTTGGGTTCCTCTGTCCTCTCGATGGTGAGTACAAATACGGAGCCAACTGGGCAGAGACCCACTGACTTCTCAGGCTCTACAATCGAGCATCACATCGGGGCGGCAGGGGAACACCTTGTCGCCTCTCTCTTTCTGGCTGAAGGCGTACCAGTCTACTGGCCCGCGCTGACAGGCTGGGTCGATATGGTCGTCCAGACACCGCATGGTTTCAAGCGGGTGCAGGTCAAGACTTCAGCAACCCACGACGACAAGGCTGTCCGCGTCCGCTCCTTAGGCTCAGACGGCGGCATCGAACCGTCTGACCGCTACGACATACTCGCCGTGGTTCACAAGCACCGCGTCTGGTTGATCCCCGCCGCCGTGATCGACGGCAAGCAGACCATCACCCTTCACCCCCAAGACATCAACTGCACTTACGCAGGATTTAGGAAACGCTGATGATCGATGTACAGTACCTTCGCCACACAGGCACAGACCTCGACGTTGTTAACGCTGCCAAGGTGAGCTTCCAAGCTGAGAGCGAATGGGAAGACGACTGCACCTGTGCTGGCCTCTGCAACCTTGACTGCTTCGCTGAGTTTAAGCTGTCCGATAAAGATGCCCGCTTGATCGACTTCCTCGCACGTCACAAGCACAAGTCCCCGTTCAACCACTGCTTCGTAACCTTCCGCGTCAAGGCACCGATCTTTGTTGCCAGACAACTGGTCAAGCATGAGTACCTACCGTGGAACGAGGTTAGCCGCCGCTACGTCGAGGGTGATCTGGAGTTCTACACACCGCCTGACGGGGATTGGCGCAGCCAGCCTGAGAACGTGAAGCAGGGCAGTGGCGCACCTCTGGACCGCTACGATGTGAACGCGCTGTCCGACCGCTATGGGATGCTGCTTCGTGATGCAGAACGCCTGTACCAAGACGCAATCGATGTTGGCCTGTGCCGTGAGCAAGCCCGCATGTTCCTGCCCCAGTCCTTGATGACGGAGTGGGTCTGGTCCGGGTCGCTCTATGCCTTCGCCAAGATGTGCCAACTACGGCTGGACAGCCACGCCCAGCGCGAAGCCAGCTACGTCGCTCAACCCATCCTCGAAAACCTCAAGGCGCTGTTCCCTGTCTCGACAGCCGCCCTCATGAAACATGGTGCAGTCTGATGAGAAACCTCCTGATTGACGCTGACGTTGTGGCGTTCTCATGCGCCGCAGCTTGCGAACAGGCCGTCGAGTGGGAGCCGGGATACTGGACTTGGAACGTCAGCTTCGAGGAAGTTAAGCTGGCGGTCCTCAACACCATCGATCGGTACATGGATGCCCTTGAGGGTGACGGGTACACGCTCTGTCTCACCGACCACAAACACAACTTCAGGCTAGATATCCTTCCCACATACAAGGGTAATCGCAAGGGTGGAAAGCGTCCGCTTGTACTGAAGGCTGTGAAGCAGTGGATGATTGAAGAACTTGATGGCGTGGTACGACCCGGCCTCGAAGGTGACGACATCATCGGCATCATGGCTACCAAGGGCAAGAACCACTCTGTCGAGCAGATCGTTGTCTCCATCGACAAAGACCTGAAGACAATCCCATGCACCTATGTCCGCGACATAAGCCAGCCTGCGGTGGTGATCACCGAACAGGAAGCTGACTACAACCACCTCATGCAAGCCCTGACGGGAGACACGACAGACGGCTACAGCGGGTGTCCCGGTATCGGTCCCAAGCGGGCCTCTGAGATCGTTCAAATAGGTTCCACCATTGCCGACAACTGGCAGCGCATTGTCCAAGCCTATGCCTCAAAGGGCCTTGGTGAGGAGGAGGCGCTTCGTCAGGCACGGGTGGCCCGTATCCTACGGTCATCAGATTATGACTTCACCAAAAAGGAGCCGATCCTGTGGACGCCAAAGTAAAATCCGATGGTGGCTCATCATCTTATTACGCCATCCCAGACGGGGCGGCTGACCTACAAGACTTGATCGAACACAAGGCGATGAGCTTTGCCCGCGCAAACATCTTCAAGGCTTGCTTCCGTATGGGCGAGAAGGCTGGTGCCGACGCTCTCTATGACATCAACAAGATCATCTGGTTCGCAGAGCGAATGAAACGGATGATCGAAAAGGGAACCCCACTGTGAACTCCATTACACCCGTCATCACCAGCCCCTACGCCGCACTGACCCAGTTCTACCATGCTTTCTCAGCTTCGACCGACATCCGCCTGTGGTGCAAGCTGGTCAAGGAGGAGACGGCGGAACTCCAAGAAGCTATGCTCAAGGGTGACCGCGCTGAAATCCTGAAGGAGTTCTGCGATGTCATCTACGTCATCGTAGGCATGGAAATGGCAGAGCCTGATCGTGTGGACCTACTGATAACCGCAGAAGAACTGCAAGAGTTTAACACCATCCTGAAGAAAGCTGACGAAGCGGTCGGCTTCGCAAAAGAACACGCTGGCTTCTCGCCTGAAGTTATCGCCAAAGCGTTCAGCCGCGTCCATGCGTCGAACATGTCGAAGCTGGGCGAAGACGGTAAGCCGATCCGCCGTGAAGACGGTAAGATCATGAAGGGTCCGAACTACATTAAGCCTGATCTCTCAGACCTAGTTTAAGGCCAAACACACTGTCCAACTGCCCTCGCTTTTGCGGGGGCTTTTTCGTCTGAGGCAAAGATGCTTACCACCAAGTTTGAGAAGTTCCACACTGACAACCCGCACATTTACCTGCTGTTCAGGCACTTCGCTTTAGAGGCCATCAAAGCTGGGCGGAATATACTGTCGGCTAACATGATTGCTGAGCGCATCCGCTGGGAAACAACCGTCACCACGAAAGGCGACGGCTACAAAATCAACAACAACTACCGCGCATACTACGCCCGCATGTTCATGCGTGAACACCCTGATCTTGATGGGTGCTTCCGTGTTCGTGCGGTCAGCGGAGAAATCTGAGAGAACATGAACACACCATCTACCCGTGCTGCGGTCGTCACCCGCCGCACTTACAACCGCCCTCTAAATGAAGAGGGAACCGTATTCGAGCGTTGGGAAGATACGGTTGAACGTGTGATCAACCACCAGCGTTGGCTGTGGGAGCGGGCCTTAGGGTCAGCATTGGTTCCCAAACAACAACAAGAGCTTGATGAACTGCGCGACCTTATGCTCGACCGTAAGCTGTCTGTCTCTGGTCGAACCCTCTGGCTAGGCGGGACTGACATCTCAAAGACCAGAGAAGCATCTCAGTTCAACTGCTCATTCGGTCGCATCGAAACCGTACACGATGTCGTCGATGCTTTCTGGCTTCTGCTTCAAGGTTGTGGCGTTGGCTTCGAGCCTGTGGTGGGGACGCTGAACGGGTTCGCCAAGCCTGTAAAGATCGAGGTGGTCCGCTCCACCCGCACGGACAAAGGCAACCCAGACAACAAGGCCAGCCTCTACTTCCGAGATACAGAGCGTGTGTGTGAAATCATCGTGGGTGATAGCGCAGAAGCGTGGGCGAAATCCCTCGGCAAGATCATGGCTCTGAAGACCCCGGTCGATGTTGTGGTCCTCAACTTCAGCGAAGTGCGTCCCGGTGGAACCCGACTGAAGGGGTACGGCTGGATTAGCTCTGGCGACGAGACCATCAGCAAAGCCTTCGTGAAGATCGCGGACATCATGAACAAGCGGGCAGGGGGACTGCTCACCCGCATGGACATCCTCGACATCCTGAACCACATGGGGACCACGCTGTCCTCGCGTCGGTCGGCAGAGATCGCTGTGATGCCTGTGTCTGATCCTGAGATCGATGATTTCATCTCGGCCAAGAAGGACTTCTGGCTGTATGACAATGAACACCGCCAGCAATCTAACAACTCCCTGATGTTCGACACCAAGCCAACCCGCTGGGAATTGGCTTACATCTTCCAGCGTATGCAGGAAGCTGGTGGTTCAGAGCCGGGGTTCATTAACGCTGAAGCAGCAAAGCGCCGCGCCCCGTGGTTCAAGGGTGTGAACCCCTGCGCTGAAATCCTCCTTGGAAACAAGAGCTTCTGCAATCTTGTTGAAGTTGATTGGGGTAAGTTCATCGGGAACATCGGCGGTCTAGAGCGGGCCATCACTCTGGCAGCACGGGCCAACTATCGTCAGACATGTGTCAACCTAGACGACGGTGTACTGCAAAGAAGCTGGCACGAGCTTAACGAGTTCCTGCGTCTGTGTGGGGTGGGTGCCACTGGCATCGTGAAGTTCCTCGACTGGGCTGGCAGTAATTCTGCGGAGCTTCTTAGAGACTTACGAACAACTGCACACCGGGCAGCAAACGGTATGGCTGACAATCTTGGTCTCCCACGTCCAAAGGCTGTCACCACGGTCAAACCCTCAGGCACCTTGTCGAAGATCATGGACACGACCGAAGGTGTACATCGACCGCTGGGCCGATACATGTTCAACAACGTCACGTTCTCCAAGCACGATCCTCTCGTGAACAAACTGCGTGACGCCGGGTACAAGGTTATCGACAAGCCCTTTGAGACTGACAGCGTTCTGGCCACGTTCCCCGTTGCCTATGAGGATGTTCAGTTCGATGTGGTCGATGGAATGCACGTCAACCTCGAAAGCGCCGTGCGCCAGCTACAGCGGTACAAGCTGATGATGGACAACTATGTTGATCACAACTGCTCTGTCACCATCAGCTACGACCCCAGCGAAGTACCTGCGATCATCGACTGGATCATGGACAACTGGGACGCCTACGTTGGTGTGTCGTTCATCTATCGCAACGATCCGACGAAGACAGCCGCTGACCTTGGCTATGCCTACCTTCCGCAAGAAGTGGTCACCAAGGAAGTATATGAAGAGTACGCCAAGACGCTGATGCCCATCGACCTTGATGAGGCAAACAGCTTCGATGAACTGGATGAAGCCTGCGCCACTGGTGCTTGCCCCATCCGTTGATAGCAAAGGGGAGGGCATAGCTCTCCCCAACTTCCCCAAGGAAATACCTATGTCCAAGCGCCTCAAGCGTCAGTCAGCGTACCAAGTGCGTCAGCCTGTGATGCCGACACTGACGCCCCAATCGGACAAGCAGTCCCGGTACATCAATGCCATCTACGCTGGACCTGTTGTGGTCTGCACTGGCTACGCCGGAACTGGTAAGACATACATTGCCGCCAAGCTGGCCGCTCGGCTTTACGCCGAACGCAAGATCGACCAGATCATCATGACGCGACCAAACGTGTCTGCGGGCCAGCGTATTGGTTTCTTTCCCGGCACCCTCGAAGAGAAGATGGACCCGTGGATGCGTCCTCTAATCTCACGGATGAAAGCCGATCTCGGTGGTCAGTATGACACCGGGGTAAGCAACGGGAACATTCGCGTTGAACCTTTCGAGACTATGCGAGGGGCTTCATACTCTGGTTTCGTGATCCTCGATGAGGCGCAGAACACGACACCTGAAGAGATGAAGATGTTCCTGACACGCTACGAGAGTGGTCGGGTTATCATCAATGGCGACATCAAGCAGTCTGACCTCAAGGTTAAGTCTGGGCTGTCTGTCTTGGTTGGCATGATCAACCGTGGAGAACTCCCGTTCCATCACATCGACTTCTCAGACGTGGACGACATTGTTCGTTCTGATGTTTGTCGAGACGTGATCCTCGCATGGGACAAGTATGAACATGCTGGTTGATTTCATCGCGTGGGCTTTCGCCATCATTGTCTCCATTCGTTTTCTAGCTGACCACGTTGTCTTCCCGGTGGTGGCAACAGCTATGGAACTGAAGCGTTCTGAGCAGCCTGAAGAGCTAGAACATGAAGAAGCTGAAACATACCAAATAGGCTTCAAGTACGATCCAGACGACGACTAAGCGGGTACATATGTGCTGCGGGGCGGCACCCTGTGGCACACGGGAAAACTAAGTTCCACCATTCGAAAGGACCGCCCCCATGCAAATACGTTGCCCTGACCTGTCCAAGCAATTGATGGACTATCTAGACGCAGTGTTTCCAGACAACACCGTTGATCCTGACAAGACCAATCCGCACAGAGCGTATGGTCGAGCAGAGGTGATCAGACATTTGAAAGCGGTCCTCCAGCAACAGCAAGAGGAATAAGACCTATGTGTCCGCCTAAACCTAAGGTGGTTGCCCCACCGCCGCCGCCACCCGCAGCACCCCCGCCGCCCGCCGACACCGCTGGTGGTTTCCAAAGCCCGTCGATGACAGGCAACAACCCCGGTGGCATGGCCCAGCGTCTCCGCAAGGGTATTAACAGCCTGCGTGTTGACCTAGCTGTACCCAACATTGGCGGCTCTGGCCCCTACGTCCCGTAAGGAAATACAATGGAAGAACTCGCAGTCACGAAGACTGCCGAGAGCCGCTACCACCAACTCTCTTCTGACCGCGCCCACTTCATCGAGAGGGCAGACAAATGTGCAAAGCTTACGGTCCCCACGCTCTTCCAACGGGATGTCACTACGGCATCCAACCTGAAGATCAAGGACCCTGAGCAGAGCGTCGGCGCACGAGGCGTTAACACGCTGGCGTCGAAAATGATCCTGTCTCTACTCCCGATGAACACGTCCTTCTTTAAGCTGAACATGGACCTCATCCTGCCGGAAGGCGTGGATCAGGAGCTTATGCAGCAAACTCTGAAGGGCTTAGGCGTAATCGAGCGTCAGACCCTACGCGAGATCGAGAACTCAGGCGACATCACTGTCGTGTTTGAGGCGATCAAGCACCTCATCGTCACGGGCAACGGTCTGTTGTTCGTCGGTGAGAAAGGGACACGGCATTACGATCTCAACAAGTATTGTGTTGTACGCACACCTGAAGGTGAGTGGACAGAGATCGTGATCTGCGAAGAGGTTGCTCCAGCGTCTCTATCGGCAAACATCAAGCAACTACTCCACAGTTCTGGAAAGCTTGCAATCAGTGATGGACCTGAGAAACACCTGAAGATGTACACTTATGTCACCCGCCAAGCTGGCCGTGTGACTTGGCACCAGGAAATCTCTGGCATTAAGCTGGACGACACAACTGGTAACGTGCCGGAAGAAGGCAACCCGTGGATACCCCTGCGCTTCTTGCGTGTGGATGGGGAAGCCTATGGTCGCTCATACGTCGAGATGTTCCTTGGCGACCTTAACAGTCTAGAGGTTCTGACCAAGG